GAGGCGCGAGAATTGGCGCAGTCGATCGAAGACGAATGCTTCGACCCGTGGGAAATGAACAAAGAAAAGGGCCATTACGAAGGGTCGTTCGACGCACCAAGAGCCGCCGCGCTGATTACCGCCTATTCGCGGACAATACCGAGGGCAATGCTAAAAGCACTTTGGAAAGCGGCCTATGACGAAGGAGGTATCCAACCGTTTATAAGCAACCGAGACAGGGAAATTGCCAGGATCACTGAGCAATTCGGCTACCGCGTCGAGTAAGGGGGAATGGAAATGACACTACAAGAAGCAAAGAAAAAAACTAGGGCAGACGGATCGGTGAAGATCCTCCCCGGCGTATGGTTTGAAACTGGCACTTATGTCTTGAAAGAGACGGAAGCGTGGCACGATGCTGGTATGCCCGACGACTTTGGGGGTGGCTATACCTCAGCAGATATCATCCTTGACGAGATATACTGCAATACAGATAGCGGCGACTTTTCTTGTCCGACAGATGATGAGATAGTTGCCATGCTCAAGCAAGCAGAGGTTTCAATCCACGCGCCCGCGTGGGGCGCGACTATTATAATCAGACAGTAAGAGAGGAGGAGGCCATAGCATGAGCAATTACCCTTGGATCGACTGCACGGTCAAGATCGAGCATGACGGCCAGCCGCTCGATGTAACGATGCGTAAACCAGAAGGCGGGAGCAAATGGGAATGTAAGACCATCCGCGTGCCATCGTCGTGCAAGAGCGACGCGCCGAGCGTGGGCATTTTCGACTGGCTCACGGTGCATACAAGTAAGGCAACGATGGACGAGATCGAACAGATTGCGCTCCGCGCAGTCATGGGCGACGGAGAAGCGCGCAAAGAAGCGGACGAAATAGAGAGATATGAGGAGGCTCATGGATGAGTGAAACCCTGTACGAGATCGTGGCGCTCAAGATGGTGACGAAGGAACGGCAAGGCCAGCTTTGGGGGGAGTCGGGAAAGAACCTGGTCGCGTATGTCGAAGCCCTCCGCAAAGAGCCGGAAGTCTCATTCTAATGCGCAGGCCATACCTGATCGCCTTCACCGTGATCTTCCTTGCCCTCTGCGGTGCCGCCGCGTACCGGGCGACGCAACCCTACCAGATCACCGTGGATTACCCGCATAGCACGCTTTCCGAGATCGGGCTTTTCGTCTGCCTGCGCGTCGGGCCATTGCAGAGAACGCGTATGGCGTACTACGTGACGCCGCTTGAGTTTAAGAGCGATCTGATCGCGTGGAAGATGCGCGACGACGTGAAAGTAATGGAAGTGACGGAATGAGCCAGATCATCATCATCGATAGCGCAGAAGCGCTGGCGGAGCAGATACATCAGGAATACATCAAGAATCCGCTCGTCAACGTGAAACTTGCTGTTCTTAACTGCCTACATCCCATCGAGGTGCCGAGCGATGCGGTGGAGCTGGTCAAAATGATTCGATCAGGCTCACCGTTTTCTAGCGATGGAAACCCATATCTTTCTGACACCGCCGCCGCCGCGCTGATCACTGCCCACTCGCGGACGGTGCTGAGGGTGATGCTCCATGACATCTACAGTTTATGGCCAAAGGATTATTTTACGCTTGATAAAGGCATTGACGCGGCTATTGAAAAGTACGGCTACCACGCTGAGTAAGGGGGGAGAAATGAGCAAGAAAGAAACCAAAGAATTTTTTAGGGTTTTAGGGGCTTGTAATGATGGTCAGGCGTGGGCCGAACAGGCAACTAGTCTTGAAACCGTGTGGAATACCTGCAAGCGCTCCGACTGGATGCTTTGGGCGCTTCGGCAGATCGGATTTCAGGATGATAGGAAAATGCGTCTTTATGCCTGCGCCTGTATCAGGAAAACTCCTCTTGCCGACGGCCACACGGCATGGGGATTTGCTTACCGATGAGCGAAGTTGAAAGGCTATCGAGGTAGCCGAAATTTACGCCGAAGGAAAAGCAACGGCCGCAGCAAGGGCCGCCGCCTGCGCCGCAGCCTGGGATGCAGCCTGGGCCGCCTGGGCCTGCACCGCAGCCTGGGATGCAGCCTGGGCCGCCTGGGCCTGCACCGCAGCTTGGGCCGCAGTTAGTGATACCACCTGGGCCGCCGCCTGGACTGTCGGCTGGGATGTAGCCTTGGATGCTCAAGCGGACATTTTACGCCAGTATATATCATGGGGCGAAGTTGAAACTGCGATTAAGGCATACCAGGAGAAACAAGGAGACCACGATGGAAATTGAGGCTCGACTATTTGCTAGTATTTTGCTAGCAAAGACGCGAAAATCCTTTAGTGATGGATCAGTACAAATACTTGATGCCTACAGTGTGGAATCTGCCACAGACCTTATTGAATCCCGCGATGCAGCCATCCGCGCTGAAGCGGCAGAGGATGGAGCGATGGGTCTGCATATCTTTTTGCAGAATAGTTTTGATGCTAACGTGTTACAGCACATCACGCTAGAAGAGCTTAAAGACACTATTCGCGCCGTGATCTGCCACAAGGAGGTGGAAAAATGATCTGTAAAGAAATTCACTCGCAAGAGGAATACGAGGCTAACAAGGATTTTGGCGGAATCCTCGTCATCAAGTGTCAGGGAATCATACTCAGGGGGAACGCCAGCGCTGAACTCTGTGAGAACGCCAGCACTGAACTCTGGGGGAACGCCCACGCTGTACTCTGTGAGAACGCCAGCGCTATACTCAGGGATAATGCCCGAGCTGAACTCTGGGGGAACGCCAGCGCTGAACTCTGTGAGAACGCCAGCGCTATACTCAGGGATAACGCCCGAGCTGAACTCGGGGGGAACGCCCACGCTGTACTCAGGGAGAACGCCTGGGCTGAACTCAAGGAGAATACCCACGCTGAACTCTGTGAGAACGCCAGCGCTATACTCAGGGATAACGCCCGAGCTGAACTCTGGGGGAACGCCCACGCTGTACTCTGTGAGAACGCCAGCGTCGAACTCAGGGAGAACGCCCACGCTGAACTCAGGGAGAATACCCGCGCTGTACTCAGGGAGAACGCCCACGCTGTACTCAGGGGGAACGCCAGCGCCGTGGCGCTCGATAATGCCTTCGCTCTTTTGTACGATCAGGCGAGTGCGAAAAAGTTAATGAACGCGACCGTCAAAAAGTACAAAGAGCGTGTCTATGACGCCAAAATCTTCGGCGCCATCACTGAACATCAGAAAGGAAAGATAGTGCTCTATAAGAGCGTGAATCCAGAAACGCTCTGTGACTTCCACACAGGTAAAATCAAATACGCCATCGGCACCGATGTCGAGTGTCCTGACTGGGATCCAGACCCCAACAGAGACTGTGGCGGAGGACTCCACCTCAGCCACACGGCTGCGAAGACTCAAGATTTCAACAGGGGCAAGATTCTCAAGTGCCTGGTTGACCCGAAAGATGTCGTTATCTATAGCGGCTCAATCGAAAAAGTCAGGTGCAGAAAGGTACATCCAATAGCCGTGGTTGATATTCACGGAAGAGAAATAATGGGAGGGGGAAAATGACTATGAACAAAGTCGCTGAATTGCTTATACCAGCAGGGGAGGATGCTGATAGGTGGCTTACAGAAGGGTTTGCCGAGGAATGACTTTCTGAAGATGCCCATGGAGACACTCCGCGCCGTGATCTGCTACAAGGAGGTGAAGGGATGAAGATATCAGCAGCAATAAAAGGATGCGTGCAAGTCGGAGAGTATGAGTACCAAAATATTCTCAAAACATATCTTTTTGACAGCTCAACAAGCATTGACAACATCTTAAAGGTGACAGGTGAGAAAGACATTAGTCAGTGCAATTTAGCGCCAGTGGAGGAGGTGAAGAGATGAGCGGAATGGACGACGCAGCGAATAGGCTTTGCCGAGAATTTGTTGATGCACAAAACAAGGAACGAAAAGCTGATAAAAGAAGGCCTGACAAAGTTGTATTTGAAAAAACGCCAGGCGGAAATCCAGAATCCTTAATGCACAAAGAGTACACTGGCGCCCAAATGCCTAACATGACGAAAGAGCAGCAGCAGATTGAGGCCGCAAAAGCGGCGATGGACAAGGCAACTCCTGGGCCGCTTGATGTGATATTTACTGGAACTATGGGCAAATACTTGGTAGAGAAAACAGAAGGCAGTGTACACAAACAGCTTGCCTATTGTGGGCTAGATGATGCGCTCCTATTCGCTGCCGCCCCCGCCCTTGCGCGCAGGGTGATTGAGCTGGAGGATCAGTTAAAGAAGTATGAACTAGCACTTGCAGAAACAGAAGCTCTTGTTTTTAGCCATGAAGGGCATATTACCAAACTTGAATCTAGTTTAGCCACGATTAAATCAGAATGTGCTGATAGGGCAGCACATTGGTTTCATAATTGGCCTATTACAATACTTGAATCGGAGTATGCTTCACTTAGAGCGTTTATTATGGGAGAAGAAAAATGACTAAATCAGAAATTGAATCATGCTCATTTTCTCGTGAAGGTTTTCTGCCCCATGTGAAAAGTCCTATAATTTGGGGGATTAAAGGAAATGCAATGTGACCTCTTTGCTATCTAACAAAACCTAAAAGCGTGAGCAAGGAAGATTGGGAAGAATTTCTTGATGCTTTTGATTTTACATTAAGGAAGAAAATATGAGTGCTGATACTCCCTATGAACAAGTGGTTTTTTATAAATGTAAAAAATGTGGTGAAGAATATGATATTGATTCCTTAAAGATAGATGATGATTTAAAAATAACTTGTCCTATCTGTGGGGGAGTTCAAGGAAAGCATAAAAAGGAATGGAAGAAATTTGATAGAGGGGATTTCTTTATTCTTGGTTTCCTTATTGGAGGTCTTCTTACTTTATTTATATTTGATATGGTTATAAAGGGGATTATATGAATGAATGGATTAGTGCTGATGAAAGGCTACCTGCTGAAACTGGTGATAAGGAGGATTATTTCAAGGAATATCTTGTTGTATGCAGAACAAAAGGTGGGGTACTCCCTGAAGGTTATTTTCAATCAGTTCATAAAGCACAATATCACTTTCCAGCAGAACCAGAACAGGATTTGATTGACATGGGTATTACTGATCATGGGTATACAGGATATTGGGAATTGCTAGATGGTTTTACTATGGATATACCTTTTGATGTAGTATATTATATGGAAATTCCAAAAGTAAAAGAGTGAAATATGTACTATGTTTACCATTATGGTGAAAGTGATCAGGAATTTGATACAAAAGAAGAGGCTTTAGAATATGTCAGGGAAAATGTAAGTGGTGGTGATTCTATTTATACATACTATTTTAGGTTTAATAAGGATGGTACTAAATGAATGAACTTATCAAAATCTTGGGAACTATTGCTGCTGAAGCAGAGAAAGTTAGGAATATGGCACATGAAGCATTGACAAGTATTCCTAAAGAAGAATTTGATATAAAAAAAGTTGATACAAAAGATGGCAAAGTGTACAAAGATGGAAAATTTATAGGGAATATTAAAAAACTTCAATCTGTGCAAGATTTTTGTAAGTCTAATAGATGCTGGGCAGCAATGGATGAGCAAGGGGGATGGCATCTCTTCTATGGCAAACCATTTTGCCACAATGGAGATTGGAAAGAAAAAAGCAAAACTTCAATTAAAGGGCTTCAGTGGGGATTTCCTGATGTAGACTATGACAAGTCACTTATAGCTCCTGATGGTAGGCTTATTCTCATTGAAGGGAAGAAACAAAAGAAACATAAAGCGGCAAAATTTAAGGCAGGGAAATGGTATAAGAATAAAAAAACAGGTGCAATGATTAAATGTGAAGGAATAAGTTCTGATTTTCTTGCTATTTATATATCTATTAATGGGCAGTCTGTACTATTTGATTATGATGACGCTTCCGATTGGTATGAAATGAAACATTATAATCCTGACAAAAAGAAGAAAGAAGTTTTCAAGCGTGGTGAACCTATATTTGTATGGGATGACCCATGTTCAGATAAAGTACCAGCTATCATTAGATATGTTCATTCCTTTGATCCTTCTGCTGGAGCTGGAGTTTGGGCTTTTGATACGATGACTTATGGAGGTAGAGGGGCTTATTATAGAAGATACAGAAAATATGATCCTGAACTTGTTGGTGTTCCAAGGAAAGATTGGCCAAAGGAATAATTATGCCTGATATAACTATGTGTATTGGCTATATTGTTATTGATGGGCATGAATTTATATGTCCACGTAGAGAACTGTGCTATAGGTACAAAGCAGAACCGACTCCACATTGGCAGGCCTATAGCACCTTTTATGATGTGAATGAAAAAGAACCTTGTAGTCATTACGAACCTATAGGGAAAGAGGCTACACTTTAGCTGATATAGTATAAATAATACATCTAGGTAGGTTACTAAATGAGTCATTCTTCTTGGTGCAATAGAATGTATTTTTTGATGAAAAGCATGATGCCTGAAATAGAATTGGTGAATAGGTCAGTTACAACTACTTCAATATATTGTAAAACTCCTGATGGACATTCTCTGCGTATTGGTGATCATAGAGGCAAAGAGAAATACAGCTGTGAATGGAACCTTTCTCCAAATTCTTCTATAAATGGAATTTGGAGAAATGAGTTCAATAGGATAAATAAAAGGAGATATTGGAGATTCTATACTTCAAGCCCTGATAAACTGATAGAAAATATCAAAGAATCTAAAGAGAGGCCTATAAAAGCAAATTCCTAACTATAATAAGTAAAGGAGGTAGAGAATTGAGAAATTTATCTGAAGGCTCTTTACTTTTAATATTAGTAGTTCTTATGATCCCTACAAGTATTCTAATTATACTAAAATGTATTTGCGAATATAAAATTTCTTTTATTTGGGTTTTATCGCCTTATTGGTTATTATTTAGTATTTTTTTCATATTTTATATATTTTATTCTGCTACAAATAAGTTAAAGAAAGATCAAACAAATGATTCAGAGGAGAAAAAATAGTATTATGGATAAAAGAAGCTGTGATTATGTAGTTGGGCAGGATAATAAGGGAAAACCTATTTATTGCTCAGGAGATAACTATAAAACAATTGTAAGGTATCTTCCTAATGGGAGAAAATATGGAATAAAGAAAGGAACTAGACTGTGTAAAGAGCATTATGATTTTATAGCAGATTGCTGTGATACAAGAGGAATAAATTTTTCAAGAAAAAAGGTTAGTAATGTACTAAGAAATAAAAAGCCTAAACTACCTAAACTGAATAAGCCTTCAAATAAAATTATGTATTATTTTGATGATAATAACTATACTTATTTACTTCTTATGACATCAGGGAACTTACCAAGAAAAGATGAAATAGTAACTATAAGAAATATTGATTATATAGTTAAGGAAATAAATTATCAGCTTGAATCTTTAGGGAAACCTGATATTATTAGAGTGTCCCTAGAGGAAATAAGAGAAATAAACTGTGATTAAGGAGATGAATAAATGATAATTATAATTGGTTTTTCTATTTTATTTATCATAGGCCTTATATTCACCCTTTCAATACCTTTTGCTTGCATTAGTGAAGCAAAGGATAATAAAGAAAAAGATTTATTGATAAGCCAAGGGAAACCCAAAATATGTGTACATTGTAGAAAGGAAGTTGACCCTGAAGCAACTATTTGCCCTTACTGTAGACACTATCCTTATTCTTGATAGAAGGATGAATCTTGATTGATATAGTTAGAATACTTGATGAATATGGAATAGATCACACTCCAATAGTAAGAGGCTGGGTAAATACTCGATGCCCTTATTGTGGAGATAGAAGTAATCATGGTGGCTTTACTGTATCAGGTAGTGTATTCAATTGCTGGAAATGTGGTCGGCATAATATTGAATATACTTTAAGAAGAATCCTTGATGTATCAAGTGATAGTTTACAAGATATTATAGAACGATACCAAACAAGATCATCTTTGCTTAATACTCAAAATAGAAGAAAAGCAAGTAAAGAATCAATAAAACTTCCAGGGGGAAGACTAGAAAAGGTACATCAACGATACCTTTTCAATCGAGGATTTGACCCTTTCTATCTGGAAAAGAAATACAAATTGCAAGGCACTGGCCCTGTAGGTGATTGGAAATTTAGAATAATAATACCAATATTCTACAAAGGTAATTTAGTTTCCTTTCAAGGGAGATCAATACTTGATAATAATTCAATAAGTAGGTATAAGACCCTTGAAGTTGAAGATAGTGTAATATCAGCAAAAGATGTATTATTTAATATTGATTCTTGTATTTCAAATAAGATAGTGATAACTGAAGGCCCATTTGATGCTATGAGATTAGGTGATGGAGTAGCTTGTACATTGGGAACTGAAATGACTACTCAGCAAATAGAACTTATAGCATATCGTTTTTCTAAGGCAATATTCCTATTTGACCCTGAAACAAAAGCTCAGCATAGGGCAGAGAAGCAAGGCTCAGACCTTGCAGCATTAGGGCTAGAAGTAGATATAGCAGATCTTGAGCTTGATCATGATCCTGGTGATTTAACTGAAGATGAAGTAATATATGTTAGGAAAGAATTAAAATTATCATAAAAGGAGAAGGAGCCTATTATGGCAGATGATGATATGATTACTAAACTTAGTTCAGAAATAATATCAGTTTATAGTGAACAAATAATTTTAACTTTTGAACAGCTTAAATCAAGTATCATTAAAGGCATTTTCTTGAATCCTTCTGTGCAGCAGACATCATTTAATAATGGTATAAATTATGCAATAAGTATAATTGATTCAAATATAAAAATATTGAAAGAATTAACTGACTCTATAAAAAAGGGTAAGTGATGAAAGAGGTTGATTACAATAAGCCTATACTTATTATTAGATTTTCAGGGGATAATTTCAAAGAGAATCTTGATTTCGTTAGAATGATAAAAGGTTCTAGCTATGTCATGTCAGGAAGATACTGGACAGCCCCTGCTTTGACTGAAACAATAGATAAGTTAATTAAATCAGGATGGTCATTTACTCCTACTGCTAAAGCTTTGCTTACTAAAAAAGAAAACATAGAAGTAACTATTGATGAAAACAAACTTAAAGGCTTATTCCCTTATCAGATAGAAGGGATAAAATGGTTACAGAAATATAATGGTATAGGTATTGTAGGCGACGAAATGGGCTGTATCTCAAAAGATGCTATTGTAACAATAAATAGAGGGGGTGCAAGCAAAAAATTAACCTTAGCTGATGCATATAAATTTTATGAGAATCACAAAGAAATTCCTCTAAAAATAAGAGGTCTTAAAGGGGATAGATTTGGCCTTATTGACTTGAAAGGCATTTACTATAGTGGAATCAAAGAAGTATTTGAACTTGTAACTGAATCAGGAAAGACTATTAAAGCAACTTCTGACCATAAATTTTTATTGCAATCAGGTATCTGGTCTGAACTTTCATCCATAAAAATTAATGATTATGTAACAGTTAATGGCAAAGAAACATGCAAAATGTGTGGAACAGATAAAAACATAATAACATATGAATTTGCTAAATTCAAAGGGTATTGCAAAAAATGTATGTACAAGCATCTTAGGGATCAGTGGGATTATGATGAAAAAAGAATAATAGGGGATGATGGATATATTTATGTAATTGGAAAGAAATATCATAATTTTCATAGGAAATCCACAACTGGCTCTTTATTACACTTAATAATAATGGAAGAGCATTTAGGAAGAGAACTAAAGAAAGATGAAGAAGTGCATCACATTAATGGTATCAGAAGTGATAATAGGATAGAGAATTTACAACTTGTTACTCGAAGTGAACACAGGAAGATACATAAGTCAGCAGAAAAATTTGGTGATTTCATTCACAAGTCAGGTTCTATAGTTATAACTATACCTAAATATGAAAAAATAGTTTTAATAAATAAAATTGGTTTCGAGGACACTTATGATGTTTCAGTTGAAGGGGAATACCATAATTTTATAGCAAATAGTTTTGTTGTTCACAACTGCGGAAAGACAGTACAGGCTATTGGATATTGTAAGATAAACCCTAAGAAAAGGCCTGTATTAGTGATATGCCCTGCTTCAATTAAACTTAATTGGGCAAGGGAAATAGTTACTTGGTCAGGGGAAACTGATATAAATGTAATCTATGGTTCTAATCCTTATCCTTTACAGAAGAGTGATTGGTATATAGCTAACTATGATATTCTTGTAAAAAGAGGGGCAAAAGATAATAAAGGAAAAACTGTAATAGAAGGTTGGGCAAAAGAATTTGAAAAAATAGGGATAAAAGTTGTAATAGTAGATGAATGCCAATTTATTTCTAATGAGAAGGCTCTTCGCACTAAAGCTGTAAAGTATCTAAATAAACATCTTAAAAATTGTAGTTTCATAGGATTATCAGGGACGCCTATTAGGAATAGGCCTAGTGAGTTTTTTACTATACTCAATCTTATTTCACCTGAGGTATTCCCTAATAGATGGAGATTTCTTAATAGATACTGTGCACCTCGATTTAATGGATTTGGCTGGTCTTTTGATGGGGCTTCTAATATAGAGGAACTTCATGAACTAATACAACCTTACATGATCCGTAGACTAAAATCAGAAGTTCTTTCTCAGCTTCCTCCTAAGATAAAATCAATAGTGCCTCTTGAGTTAGAAGAAGTAGCAAGAAAGAATTATGAAGATGCTGAGGGTGAATTTCAAGAATGGCTTGATAAAAATTTGAATAACCTAAAGGCTCAACAAGATCAGATGGAGAAACTAAAACAACTTGCTTATCTTTCTAAGCGTAATTCAATGATGCAATGGATAGAAGATTTCCTTTCATCAGGGGAGAAACTTGTAATTTTTGCTTTCCATCACATTGCTATTGAGGATTTAGTTTCTAAGTTTAGGAACAATTGCGTAAGAATTGATGGAGGGACACCACAAAAAGAAAGGCAAGTAGCTATTGATAAATTCCAATCTGATCCTTCTATAAATCTATTTATTGGACAGATAACTGCAGCAGGAATAGGAATTGATGGATTGCAGAATGTGTGCTCTAATGTAGTTTTCACAGAGTTAATGTGGACTCCATCAGATCATAGCCAAGCTGAAGATAGACTGCATAGAATGAAGAAAGATGGTAAGTATGAAAATCAAGTTACTGCTTACTATCTTATTGCTGTAGGAACAATAGAAGATCGCATTGTTAGGATGCTTACTTCAAAAAGCAAAAATTTAGGGAAAATACTTGATGGAGAGGAAGTAAAATTCTTTGATAAAGAATCTACTGATTTGATTAGAAGTATTGCAAGTCAGTATAGGAGTAGGAAATGAAAAAACAGTTTTCTGTTACTATAATAGTAGAGAAGGCGTTTAGATATTCATCTTTGGAAACTGCTAAAAGAGCAGCTTTATCTTTTAGTGGAGTAATATATCCAATGACAAAGGTTGATATGTGAAAATTAAAAAGATAGACTTGAACCCTGAAAAGAAAATATTAACTAATCTGATTGTATCAGATGATTTTGCTAGACAGATAATGCCAATATTTATTCCTAATTATATGAAGTCTAGTTTCTGTAGAATTGTAGGTGATTGGATTCTAGAATATTATAATAATTTCAAATGCGCTCCTGGCAAGACTATACAAGATATTTATAGGGATAAAAGAGGGGCTGTAAGAGATGAAGAGGACAGCGATCTTATAGCTGATTTTCTTCTCAAACTCTCTATAGATTATGAAAATTCTATTCCTTCTAATACTGAATATTCTGCTAGGCAAGCTGAACGTTATCTTAAAACAAGGTCAATAGAAGTTCTTATAGAAGATTTGCAAGATTCTGTACAGAAGAATGACCCTCTAACTGGTGAGCAGAGAATAACTAAATATAATAGGGTAGAAAGAGCGACTGGAGAAGGAGTTTCCTTAAAGAATGATACTCAAGAGATTATTGATGCTTTTGATGAAGAAGAAGAACTTTTATTCAGGTTCCCTGGAGCAGTAGGTGAAGTAATAGGGGATTTGCATAGAGGTGATTTCTTTTCATTTATGGCGCCAATGAAACGAGGAAAATGCTTAAGTAAAGATAGTGAGATACTTTTATCATCAGGAGAAGTGGTTACAATAGAGAATTTAGTTGGTAGGGAAAATATTGAGGCAATTTCTCTTAATGATGAAGGCAAATTTGAAATTTCTAAGGTAGGGGAAGTCTATGATAATGGTATCAAAAAAATATATGAAGTTGTAACTCGAACAGGAAGGATGTTAAAAGTTACCTCAAATCATCCTTTATATTCTTTTGACAAAAAATGGATTTCAATAAATGAAGGCCTTTGTAAAGGTGATTTTATAGCAGTTCCTAGAAAAATAGATTTCTTTGGTAATGAAGAAATACCTATTGACCATGTTAGGATCATGGCATATTTATTAGCTGATGGCTGTTTAGGTGGAAGCACACCAACTTATACAAAATTAGATAAAAAAATGAAGAATGAGGTTATAAGAATTACAGAATCATTTGGTGATAAAGTTTTTGAGATAGATGAACTTTCAATAAGTTTATCAAAAGGTCATGGATGCCATGGCCCAGGTAAATCAAATATAAGCAAAATATTAGATTTATATAATTTTAAGCGTTGCAAATCCATTTATAAGGAAATTCCACCTATAATTTTCAGATTAAAGAAGGAACTTGTAAGGGAATTTCTTAGAATTTTATTTTCTGGAGATGGCACAATTTATAAATTTGGAATTGAGTATGCATCAAGTAGCCCTGTTTTTATTAAACAAGTGCAACATCTTCTTATAAGATTTGGTATAGTCTCAAAAATAGATTATTGTAATGGCAAATTCTGTAGTAATTTGTGTATCAGAGATTCTAAACATATTTTGAAGTATATAGATGAAATAGGCTTTTTTGGTAAAAAAGAAGAAAGGACTAAAGAGATTATTGAGGAAATTAAAGTTAAAAAGAGCAGAAGTTATCTTGATATAATACCAGGTTCTTATAGAGAAGTGATAAAGGAGAAGATAAGATCAAGATTGGGAGTGGATTTAGAAATAAAAGATTTCTTTATGTGGGCACCTAAAAATAATGGAAATATAACTTGTGACTATTTAAGAAAATTTAATTCATTGTTTTGTGATGAGGAAATAAGCATAATGCTTAATTCTGATATACTTTGGGACAAGATAATATCCATTAAATATGTAGGTGAAGAACATACTTATGATTTAAGTATTCCTAAATATCATAATTTTATAGCAAATGATATCTGTGCACACAATACCTGGTATCTTTGGTATACAAGCGAAATAGCTATGAAGAAAGGATTAAAAGTTGCCTTCTTTACAGGGGAAATGACTAAAAGACAGCTTATCCGTAGAGCTTGGAGATCAATAGTAGGCCAGCCTAAGACAGCAAGAACCATAAAAATACCTTACTTTGAAGAATCTCTTAAATCAAAAGGGAAGTTTGAAATAAAAGTGAGAGAAGAAGATAGAGAAGGTATAGATGTAAGCAAAATCAAAAAACAGCAGATAAAAATGAAGAGAATGATTCGTAGTGGAGATATTAGGATAATACAAATTCCTGGCTATGAAACAACTGTAAAGGATATTGAAGCTCATCTTGATAATATGGAACATTATGATAATTATCTTGCTGATGTAGTAATAATAGACTATGCTGATCTTCTAATGGCAGATAAAAGGGCTGGCAATGAGCATAGGCATCAGTTAGATAATATTTGGAAAGGTTTAAGGAGGATAAGCCAAAGTAGAAATATACTATTAGTAACAGCTTCTCAAACCGCTAAAGAAACCTTTGATAGGGATATACGAAGAGGAGATGCCGCTGAAGATATTAGGAAGATAGCTCATGTTACTGCTGCTGTAGGGATAAATCAAAAGCATAGTGAAATTGACAAAGGGATAATAAGAATAAGCCAATTAGTAGTTCGTGAAGATAGACCTGTAACTGACCAAGCAGTAGTTCTTCAATGTCTTGATATAGGAAGGCCTTGTATTGATAGCAAGTTCCATAAAGATATGATACAATCAGAAGAACCGGCAAGAGAAGAAAGGAGGAAATAGATGGTAATAATAGGAGCAGGATTGGCAGGAACTGCTGCCAAGAACTATTTTTCAAATAGGGGGGTTACAACCCTTGATTCTAGAAATAGTGAATCAGGTTGGTCACATAAAGCTCTGATGAGAATAAGAGACCCATCATTAGGAAATTATTTAGGCTGTAAATTAAGAAAGATTAAAGCATATAAATGTATCTACTATGAAGGGAAAATTTATGATACTTATCAGCATAATCTTTCTAATATGTATTCGATGAAAGTCTCAGGTTCTATTACAAATAGATCAATAGATAATCTTGGATGGGAAGAGCGATACCTTATGGAAGGAGAAATGAGTTCAGAAGGGATAAGTTTCAATAAGAAAGTAATATCAATAAAAGATAACAAAGTAATATGTGATGACAATTCTGAATACCATTATGATGAAATAATAAATACAATGCCTCTACCTGATATAGCAAAAGCATGTGGGATTAAAACAGAAGGCATTTTTGAAAAGAAAAGCAAAATAATAATTATTAAAATAATTCCTTTGCTTATAGAATCTGATGTTAACCAAACTGTTTATTTTCCTTCTTTATCTTATGGTCTTTATAGGGCAACTTTGCAAGGTAATAAGATAATTGCTGAAATAATACCTGATGAAATAGGATTAGGCGATCATTGGCCTTCATTTTCCAAAGATTTGTTTAAGGTATTTGGGCTTTATTATAGTAAGTTATATGATAAAAACAATATAACTACTTATTATCAGACTAATGGTAAAATAATGCCTATAAATAATGAATATAGGAAATATCTTATTCTTGAACTTACTGAACGATTTGGTATTTACTCTTTAGGCAGATATGCCACTTGGAGGAATATTACTTCTGAAGACATACTACCTGATCTTGAAAAAATATCTCAGCTTATGGAGATGGGAAAGTATGGAAGAAAATATTATGGGAAAATCACCAATGGAGGGAATAGATGAAAGTAACATTGATTAACTATACAAAAGATGCTGAAAGCCTTTTGATTTTCAGCAAAAAAACAAGATTGTCTATGTCACCTGAAGGATATGAAGATATTAAAATTCTTCCTAAAAAGGCCAAAGAGGAAGAACTTAGATATGTATTTGGTACTATAGGAAGTAGCTGGGAATTTGTTGACTATGTTTTTCTTATAGAAGGTGTAAGCAGGGCTTTTACTCATCAAATTGTTAGACACAGGGTAGGAGTTTCTTTTGCCCAGCAAGCTATGAGGGTAGTAGATGTATCAGATGGTTTTGATTATATATCTACAGGTAAATGTAAAAATAATAAAGTATATGATGGCACAATGGGTATTATTAAAGATCAGTATAAAAGGTTAGTTGATCAAGGAGTTGACATACAAGATGCTAGAGGGATATTGCCAACAAATATTTCAACAAATATTCTTGTTAAAATAAATCTTAGAGCACTTTCAGGGCTACTCAATGAAAGGCTTTGTTTTAAGGCTCAAGGTGAATTCCAAGAAGTAGCAAGAGAAATAAGAGATGAAGTCATGAGAATTCATCCTTGGGCAGCACCTGTATTACAAGTTAATTGTGTGCAATATGGTGTCTGTAAATTCCCTAATTTCAAAGATTGCCCTTTAAGAGTAAAGGGTTTAGTGAAAGATTTTGATAGTAAAGCAATAGAAAAAGAATGGGAGAAAACTACACTTGAGGTGCAGCCTAAAGGAATGAAAAATGATAGGGCCAATTGAAACATATCTTTCAATAAATTCAAAAGTTATAAATGATGGCCCAATATATGGAGAATCTTCAAAATTCAAATTTGGGCCAAATGATTTCTGTGGAGAAGAAAGGCTTAAATTTGACTCTATTTATGATAAAGCTTTCTATGAAAGAACATTAAAAAAATGTTTTAAGTATGGTAAAGAACTTACATGGAGAGAGTGGCTCACTGAATCAGGTTTCCCAATTATAAAATACAAATTTTATAAAAATAATCTGGTGGAATTGTCTGAGCATCTAAAGACAACAACAGTAAGACTAATGGGGAAAAACGATAATCACTCATTCTTCTACCATTTATGTACACCAATTGTTGGACTTGATTCTTATCTTGATTATCTACTTGAATCATGGAGAGGGAATATAAGAAAAAGTCAGCCTATTTACTACTTCTCAATATTTGATTCATCATGGGTTCTTAATGATTTTATGAGGAACAAAGATCAGCCTAAAACAATTAGAACAGCATTTGCATGTTGTATGGCAATTTCATTTAGATGGTTGGTAAAAGAAAATATCCCTATGATTTCATTCATAATGAGGCACAATAATCTTGACCATCTTTATGAAGATATTTTTTCACCAATGGATATTCTTGGCTCTATATGTGATGAACTTTCTATACCAAAAGTAGGAATAGTTAGTTTGTATTCAGTTTCTACTGTAAAAGGTAAATTTATTGACAGTGCAAAGAAAATAATGGAGGCATATAATGGGTGAAATCGAAGAACTTGAAATTAGGACAAGAGATACAGAAGTAAAGATTAGAAAATTCTTTGATGATTCTATTAAGACAATGGTTAAGAAAAATAAAGATAGGGGTGACTGCTGGAGAAATTCTGGACTTCTTGCTCAATTTATAGAAATTCATAGCATGTATTTCAGGTTGCGTAATCTTATTTATCTCAAAGGATGGCCAAATGAAGATATTGATGGATGGAAAGACCAAGTTAACAATGCTCTTGAAGATATGCGCAATTTTACAGTTCTTGCACAAATATGTGTTGAAGAGAACAATTATAAAGGAATTGAAATAAATGAACATTTATAATAGCTCTAAATACAATAAAATTCTGAAATATTCTGATTCTATAAAAAATGGGCTTAGGAATTTCCCTGCAAGTATACAGGTTGCACTTACAGATTATTGTTTTAACAAATGCTATATGTGTGGTCATTGGAAAAGAGAGAAAAAAGATATAATTGATATCAAAATTTTGAAGAATTTCATAAAATTTGGCAAGGTTAATGGACTTGAAACAATATGTTTTAGCGGAGGTGACCCATTTGCATTTGCAGATATCAATGAAATTATGAAATTTTGTGAAAATTTAGGATTAGAATATGGTTTTATCACAGCAGGTTATGTCCCTGATCATGTTGATTTGGATTGCTTAAGGAATTCTAATTTTATAAGAATAAGCCTTGATTCAATCACAAATTATAGCAAATGCAGAGGCGGGATAGACATTGATAATGTACTAAAATCAATAAAAAGACTTGATGGCAACAACATTAAAATTGGTTTTGGCATTACAGTTCATAGTTTGAATTTCAATGATATTGAAAATATTTTCAAATTTATCATCACACTAAACAATGTTGTAGAAGTAAGAACATGGCCAGTCCGTGGTGATTTTGCAAAAGCAATTGCTGATAGTGATTTCATAAAAATGATTGATAAATACAATAACATTTTTATAGGAAAAGGGATTGATACTAATATAAAAGATTTACCTGATCATCTATTGAATGGAGAAATAAAGCCAAATTTCAATCGTTGCATGATAGGTAAACTGCATGTATTCATAGGTGCAAACGGAGATATTTACCCATGTTGCATGATTGCAGGTGATTCAAAAGACCATGATTTTGGTATCATATTAGGCAACATCAAAAATTTTGACATCACAGATTTTAATTCTAAAATTGAAGAGATAGCAAAAATAGGTTTTAAGAAAATGCCAGTATGCTGTAGAGATGATTGTACATCAAGATTATCAACTATCAACAAGGCAATAGAAGATATTATTGATTCAAAATGTGATTTTGTTTGAATTGCTGATGGAGGAATAATAATGGGTTGGATTGGAGTTGATCTTGATGGTACACTTGCTAAATTTGATGAATGGGAAGGGCCAACAAAAATAGGTTCACCTATCTTAAAGATGGCCAAGAGGGTAAAAGAATGGTTGAATAATGGATATGAAGTAAGAATAATCACCGCAAGAGTTTCAACAAGTAATCCTCAAAAAGATGGTGCCAAAGAAGCAATTGAAAGATGGTGCTTAGAAAATATAGGCACTATTTTGCCAGTATCTTCAGAAAAAGATTATGGAATGATTGAACTCTGGGATGATAGATGTGTAAGGGTTGAAAAAAACACAGGTGAAGTATTATCACTAAGGAATAATCCTAATGATAAACAATGATTTTATACATTTGCATTGCCACAATGAGTTTTCACTTCTTGATGGTTTTGGTTCTGCTGAAAAATTTGCTGATAAAATTAAAGGGAATAGCCAATTAGGAATGGCTTTGACTAATCATGGCAACGTAGATGGAGCAATGAAGTTTCAGAATGCCTTTCAAGCAGCAGGTCTTATTCCAATACATGGTGCTGAACTTTATATAGTTAAAGATATAAACAATAAAGAGAAAGGTGATGTAAGAAGGCATATTGTTACTCTTGTTAAAAATGAAATAGGATGGAAAAATCTTCTTAAAATGCTTACTATTGCTAATCTTGAAGGGTTCTACTATAGGCCTAGAATATCTCCGAAAATACTCCTTGAAAATTGTGAAGGGTTAATTATTACAACAGCATGTGCATCATCATTCTTGCATGATGAGTGGGGGAAGAAGCTATTCAAAGACTTGAATGATGCAATAGGTAATGACTTATATGCTGAAATAATGCCTCACAATATTGAAGGACAAGAAGATACAAATAAACTTGCAATCTCATTTGCTGAAAAATTCAATAGAAAAATAATAGCAACAAATGATTGCCATTATATTGGGAAAGATGATGAGAAAGTACAAGAAGTTCTACTTGCTATTCAATCAAAGAAAAAATGGAAAGACCCTAACCGATGGAGATTTGAAGCTCATGAACTTTATTTGAAAACAAGAGAAGAAATGCTATTAGCTTTTGCTAACCAAGGATGTTATAAAAGAAAATTTATAGAAAATACCCTTGACAATACAATTGAGATTTTTGACAAATGCAAAGACTTTAGGATTCCAAAAGTAAAGGTTGAACTACCAACTATACCTGAACTTTCTTGTGGCAACATTACTTCTGCACAATTTATTAAAAAATTATGCAGGATTGGAATAAAAAATAAGATAATGTCAGATCCTGATAAAGCAAAAGATATTGACAAATATATTGATAGAATGAATGAAGAATTGGAAACAATTGAAAAGCAAGGATTTATTGAATATTTTTTAATAGTTTGGGAAGTGATAAATTGGTGCAAATTAAATGACATCATGACAGGGCCAGGCAGAGGCAGTGCTGCAGGAAGTCTTGTTTGTTATTTGCTTAATATTACTAAAGTTGACCCTATTAAATTTAATTTACTTTTTGCTAGGTTTATATCGCCTGCTCGTATTGACTTGCCGGATATTGACAATGATTTCCAAGATAATAAAAGGCATCTTGTTGTAGAACATTTCCAAAAAATATATGGTGAATATTTCGTTGCAGGAGTTAGTACATTTTTGACAATGAAAGGGAAAGGTGCATTAAGAGATGTTGCAAGAGTATTTGATGTCCCATTAAGTGATGTTAATTCTGCTTGCGCATCAATTGTTACTAGGTCATGGGGGGATTTTCGTTCATCATTTACTATAGAAGATGCTTTTGATACTTTTGAGGATGGGAAAAAGTTCAAGGAAAAATACCCAAAAGTAACAGATATTGCAATTAAAATAGAAGGGCAAACAAGAGGTAAAGGGCAGCATGCAGCAGCGGTTTGCATCTCCTCTAATGACCTAAGAAATGGTACACGTTGCAACTTGCTCTATGGCTCTAAAATCCAAAGCAATGGTCAAAAAGATTTGCTTGTAAATTGGGACAAACATGACATTGAATCTTTTGGGCTTATGAAACTTGATATCCTTGGATTAAATGCATTGACAGTACTTAGTGAATCAAAAAATCTAATAAAAAAAAATCATGGAGTTGATGTTGATTATGAATCGATAAAACTTGATGATAAAGATGTTCTCCAAGAATTTTCAAAAGGGAATACAACAGGAATTTTCCAATTTAATTCATTAGGATTAAAAAAGTTATGTTATGAACTTGGAATAGATGATTTCAAAATGCTATCACATGCAAATGCTCTTTACAGACCTGGAACATTAAAATCAGGAATGGTTGATGTTTTTGTTGCTAGGAAAAGAGGCCTTGAGAAATATAAAAGTGCTCATCCAATAATTGAAAAGTTGACAAAGGATACATTTGGTATTATTTTATATCAAGAGCAAGTTATGTTATTCATGTATGATCTTGCTGGCCTTGGTTGGAAAACTGCTGATTCAGTTAGGAAAGTAGTAAGTAAATCACAAGGTGAAGAACAATTCAAAAAGTTCAAAGAAATATTTGTCAACGGCTGTTTGAATAAAAAAACTTTGCCTAGAGAAGAAGCTGAAAAACTTTGGGATGACCTATCAACGTTTGGAACATTTGCATTCAATCTTTCTCATAGTGTTGCATATTCTGTTATTTCATTTTGGGAGATGTGGCTAAAAGTACATTACCCAAATGAGTTTATCTGTGCAAGTTTAACATTTGGGAATGATAACAAGAAGTCAAGCCTTGTAGAAGAAGCAATACGATTAGGCCTAGATGTTAGGCCCCCTAAGCTAGGTAAATCACATTCCTCTTTGTGGATAGCAAAGGATAATATTCTATATGCCCCCTTTATAGAAATAAAAGGTATAGGGGAGGCTACAGCTATAAAACTAGCAGGGGAAGGCAAGAGAGCACATTCAGGAGGATTCTTTGAATTAGAAGAGGCATGCCATGATGAAAATTTTGGTAGATTTGGTAACATACTTGATGATATAAAGGCAGGATGTGATGAATCAATTAGTGATGAGGAAGCTGTAAAAATAAAAAAATATTTTAACTTCAGCCTATGCAAAAATCCTCTTTCTCGATATGACTCAATAATGGATGTTATAAAGAAAGGAATAAAAATATCAAGAATAAAAGATGTTAATTGGTCTGAAAGAGATTATAGGTATAACTATTATTTTGGAGAGATAACTCAGATAAAATATTCATATAAGTCAAATCTTGATTCAAACAATACAGGAGGGGTTTATGGAGGGGTTTATGGCAACCTAAAAGATAAAGAAGGCTATTCTATGATAATTTTTGAGCCTGACCTCTATAATAGAAGAAAGGAAGAAGTTGAACATTGTTCAGGGGAATTTTCTATAGTAAGTTGCAATCATCCTAAGAAGGCTACTCATATTGAGTGTAGAGATATATGGTTTGGTAAGGATATGATGTCAGGGAATCTTGAAGGGCTTAATCTTAAACTCGCTAGAAAGGTAGAACCTATAATTGAACTCCCTCTTGATACTTGTAGCCTTTGCCCTCTTAAAGAAGAATGTACAAACCCTGTTCAGCCTTCTCTTGGTAAGTACAATATGATGATTGTAGGGGAAGCCCCTGGAAAAGATGAAGATGCTTTAGGGGAAGGATTTATAGGGAAATCAGGAAGGCTATTGTGGGATTCTTTGAAAGAAAAAGGATATAGAAGAAATATGTTCCATATAACAAATGTGGTTAAATGTTTCCCTTCTTCTACTAAAACCCCTACAAAAAGGCATATAAAATCATGCTCTAAATACCTTGATAAAGAGATTGAAATAATAAAACCTTTTATTATTTTAGCATTTGGCAATACAAGTCTTAAATATTTTACAGATGAAGATAGTGGAATAATGTCTAAAAATGGGACTACTGAGTGGAATGAGAAAGCTAATGCTTGGATATGCTGGTGTATGCATCCTGCTTCAGTATTATATCACGAGGAGAATAGAACTATGTTTGATGAAGGTATTAAAAACTTTGCTAATAAAATCAGAACACTTGGAGGATTAGAAGAATGAGAATGTTTGAAGAAATGATTGAGGCAGGAAAATTTGATTCAATGTTAGGGGATGAAGCTGATACAGGATATGCACACAATGGAACCTCTTTATCAGATTCAATTAGGGTATATCATTGTCTTATATGGCAGGAAGATAATCGAAGATATTGCGGGTATCATGATTATCGCTTTTTAGGAAGGCTTGCAAAAAGAAAAAATGAGTTAGAATACATGGCAGTAGATAGAGTGAGAAAAAGCTTGATTATTCTTAAATATTTTAATTTAATAGATATTTCAAGTGAGAAAAAGGAGTGCTCAAATGGTATAATAGTTCTAAAATGGTGGAAACCTCTTAGAAAGAAAATGCTTGTAAAAGAAAGGATGGACAAGATGGCAAGAAGTCTTAAAAACAGCTATTATGATGATTATGGTAACGAGAGGGGGCTATAATGATTATTTCTAAATCTAAGATTATATCAGCTATGAAAAATGCACTTCCTGGTATTGATTCAGTTAGTCTTATTGAAGGTGCAGACACTTTTATATTTAGAAAAGGTTTTATACATAGTTATAATGATAGCATAAGTGTCACTACTCCTTTTGATATGGGAGAAGGGGTTGAATTTGTAGTAAAAGCAAAAGATTTTTATTCACTTATTAGTAAGATGAAAGAAGATACTATAAGCCTTGAACTAAATGATAATTCTGTTATTCTTAAATGTGGAAAGGCTAAGGCTTCTTTTGTTCTTATGAAAGATACTATTGCTACTTCTGTAATGGCATTAAGTGAAGAGCAAAATAATTGGGAACCTTTGCCTGATAATTTTAAGAATAATCTTATTAAATGCATTATAAAAGGAAATCACTATTCAATAGCAGGAGTATATGTGTCTTCTGACATTATGTATTCTACTGATGGAATGAGAATAAACTCTTTTCATTTGAAATCTCCTATGAAGAAATTTTGGATAAGTGATTATGCTGCAGATAATATTCTTAAAATAGGGGAATTTAAGGAATACTGTTTATCAAAAAATTGGGTATATTTTAAGGATAGCAGCAATACAATTCTTAGTTGTAGGAAGCTTCCTGATGAAAAATATCCTGAAAGTTCTTTTGCTAATATTGTTCTTAGTCATAGTAAGAATGAAAAGGATTTAAGTAATAAACTGCCTGAAGGATTTATAGAAGCACTTAATAGGGCTGCATCACTTTCTATTAGCCTTAGCATCTATAATGCTGTTGAACTTATTTTTAGTAAAGATGAAATTGAAGTTTCTTCAGAAAGAACTTCAGGGTCATATTCTGAAAAGATTCCTTGGGAGAAGCCTTTTGAAGAAGAATTTGATCCAGTAAAAGTCTATGTAGATAGTTCTATGATTGAAAATGGTCTTTTCTATTCTAAAGAGTTTTATCTAAAAAGTATTAGGAGCAAAGGGGGGATTATTAAAACAAGGATCGTATTTGGAGATGATGAAGGAGTGCATCTCTTAGGAACAATTGATAAGGAGTAGAATATGCTTAATAAATTAAGAGATGAAATACATCAAAATGCTATTGACCATGGATTCTATGATACTGATGAAGATAGGCAAATTCTTGTTAAACTTATGCTTATTGTATCTGAATTAGGTGAGGCTTGTGAAGCTTATAGAGAAGGAAGGACTTCTGATCTCCCTCTTTTTCATAGGCAAAAAACTTTGGCTAAAGATTCAAATCTCAACCCTAATATAATATTTAACATGGATAAAAGAAATCCCCTCCTTCAGGTGGGGGTATAAAAAATGAATAAAATATCATAACAGGTATAGACTATAATGATATAATCGGTTATATTAGTTATAAGGAAACCAAAATGAACAAAGAGCTTGAGTCGTCTGGAAATGCAGTATTCTCACTTATGTATCATCTTATCATAGTGGTGAAGTACAGGAAGGATGTCTTCGTATCTGATGCAATGGCAGGCAAATGCAAGGATATAATAACCCGTCTGGTACAGGAAGACGGAGAAGAGGTCGCGAGCATTGAATGCGGTACAGATCATGTTCATATTCTGTTTAAGGCAAACCCGTCTACCAGTCTGCCAAAACTTGTAAATGTTATAAAGGGTTGTTCTTCAAGGCTGTTACGGAAAGAATTCAGTGAGGAGCTTAAAAACAAACTGTGGGGTGATTCATTCTGGTCTCCAAGTTATTATCTTGCCACTTCAGGAAATGTATCACTTGATACACTCATAAAATATGTAGAGAACCAGAGGAAAGGGCTGTAATAATGGGATACAGGACGTATAAATACAGGATATATCCAACAATGGAACAGTCCGTCTTAATCAACAAGACGATAGGTTCCGCACGCTTTGTATATAATATGCTTTTAGCAGACTGTATGAAGCAGTATAAGGAAAACGGTAGATCCAGTATAAAATCACCTGCTTATCTCAAGAAGGACTTTGAATGGCTGAAAGAAGTTGACTCGCTTGCGCTGTGTAATGCACAGATGAGCCTTAATTCAGCCTACAGAAAATTTTTCAGCAAACAGAATAAGTTCCCGAAGTTCCATACAAAGAAAAGTTCATCACAGTCATACACAACCAATTGCATAAAAAATTCGATAAGAATTGAACACAATGGTCTTAAACTACCTAAGCTCGGATATGTCAAGACCGTATTCCACAGGTTCTGCCGTGGTACCATAAAGTCTGCAAATATATCACGAACCAAGACAGGAAAATATTTTGTATCAATACTAACCGAATATGACAAGCCTGCAATAACTGAATCAAAAATGCACAATGCAGATATAGGCATAGATATGAGTTTTCATGGAGATTTTGCGGTATACAGTGACGGAACGAAAACCAACTTCCCGAACTGGTACCTGAAGTCACTTGATAATCTTGCATATCTTAACCGTAAGTTTGCAAAGACAAAGAAAGATTCATGCAGCCACAGGAAACTTCATATGAGGATTGCCCGTGTATATGAGAAGTGCCCAAACCAGATGAAGGACTGGCAGGAAAAAGAGAGTCTTCGCATAGCATCCAATTTTGATATTGTATCCGTAGAGGATATAAATATGCAGAATATGGCACGCATGAACCACGGGAAGAAGGTGCTGAATAACGGGTTCGGTGCGTTCAGAACAATGCTCGAACGCAAGACAAAGGAACATCTGGGAACGTTCGTTAAGGCTGATAAATGGTTCCCGTCTTCACAGATATGCCACATATGCGGATACCGAAACACTGTGACAAAAGACCTGTCCGTTTATGATTATATATGTCCTGAATGCGGCACTCATCACAACCGTGATGTGAACGCATCAATGAACATAAAGATGTATGGTGAAATAGCTTCTGCTTCGGAAGTACTCACACCTATAAAGAGCGCCTGCGGAGGATGCTGTAAGACCTGTAAGAAGACGCACTGCGTTTTAGTACAGGCTGGTTCCAGTGATGCAGGTAAAGTTGCAGTTTAGAAACTGCAAGCCCCTCCCTTCAGGAAGGGGTAGTTGACGGAATATGTCAAAGATACTTTTGAGGATGAGCTTGCTGATACTATTATTAGGATTCTTGATCTGTGCGGCTATCTTGGTATTGATATTGATGAACATATAAATCTCAAGATGGCTTATAATAGAGAAAGACCTTATAAACATAATAAGAAGGTATAAATGAATCTTTATAATAAGCATAGGCCACAAACTTTTGAAGAGATGATTGGTAACTCAGTAGAACTTGAATCTTTACAAAATGAACTAAAGAAAGAGAATCACTCTCATGTATTCCTTTTCGCTGGCCCACAAGGAACAGGGAAGACAACTGTAGCAAGAATTGTTTCTTATTATTTAGGAGCTAATGAACTTGATATAAGAGAAATTAACTCTTCAAATAATAGGGGTATTGATACAGCTAGAGAAATAATTGATCAGTCACGTCATCTTCCTATGTCTGGAGATATTATAGCATATATAATTGATGAAGTCCATAAGACTACTAATGATTATCAAAATGCTATGTTAAAAATTCTTGAAGATACTCCAGAGCATGTATATTTCTTTCTATGTACAACCGATCCTCATAAACTTATAAAGCCTCTTAGGAGTAGATGTACAGAAATAAAATTTAGCCTTCTAACTGAACAGCAAATAATAAAATTACTTAAAAGAGTTAGCAAGAAAGAGGAGTTTAGCCTTTCCCCTGATGTAGCAGAAGGTATATCAGGGTTATCTGAAGGATGCCCTAGAAAAGCCTTAGTAATACTTGGTCAAATAATAGGACTTGATGAGGATAAGCAACTTGAGTTCATAAAATCAGGAGCAACTAGTGAAGAAGATAAGGAGGTAATTGAACTATGTAGAACATTGCTTAATGAAAAATCATCATGGAAAGAAATTGCTCGCATCCTAAAAGGACTATCTATTTCAGGTAAGCTTGATGATTCAGAAGGGGTTAGGTATGCTGTATTAGGGTATATGAATGCTGTATTGACCAATGGCTCTAAACTTCCTAGAGCAGTTAGCACTATAGCTGCTTTCTCTGAACCTACTTATAATACAGGAAAATTCGGAATTACTATCGCTTGCTTAGCAGCAATTTCGTAAGTATGTAACTATAATAGTAATAGGAGAAAGATAATGAGGTGTAGTGATATTGGCCTTCCTTATGGCCTAACCTCTTATGAAACTATTTATATAGCAAATAGACTAGGCCTAGAGCTAAAAAGGGGAAGGAATGGGACTGCTTTCACCCCTGAAGAGCTTACTATGCTAATTAAAGAGTTTGAAAGAGTTAAATATCTTAAAGAACATGGAATAATTGTATCAAGGAATGGAACAGTAATAAGTGGAGATATAAATGTAATATTGGATGCACCTCCTCCTGTCACTCCTATAAAGAGAGAGCCTAAACCTAAGCCTGAAAAGAAAGCTAAACTAGAAATAATAGAAGAAAAGAAGCCTGAACCTATTGAAGAACCCAAAGTAATTGAAGAACCAAAAGTAATTGAAGAACCCAAAGTAATTGAAGAACCAAAAGTAATTGAACCTATTAAAGTGCCTCTTTCCAAAGAAGAGATAGAGGATGCTGAACTTGAAAAGCATCTTGATCTTAAAGAAATAGCAAGAGCTAAAGAATTGAAGGAGAAGAATGTGGCTAAAGAGGAAAAAGAAGAAGAAGATTTTGATGAAAATTATGAAGAAGAACTTGATGACGAAGATGATTACGATGACGATGATTACGATGATGATGATGAGGAGGACGATGATTACGATAATGATGAGGAGGATGATGAATAATGAGCTACTCTGATGATATAAAAATAAATAGATTCAATCTGCCTAAAGAATGTTCAGAACATGCTAGCAGATATCACAATATAGCTGAACTTTTGGCAAATACTAAAAGTGATCTTAGTGATGCTGAGGATAAACTTAAACTTGTGATGTCTGAAAGAGAGCAGTCCTATCGTATAAATTGGAAAGATGATAAATGGGGGAAACTTTCAGAATCAGCAGTTAAGGCGAAAGTTGAATCCGATGAAGAAGTCCAAGATCAAAAGAAGAAAATTTCTGAATTGCAAAGAAATGTAAATGTATATGGTGCAGCAGAGAAAGCTTTTGAGCATAGGAAATCTATGCTTAATAATCTTACTTCTCTTCTTATTGGTAGCTTTTATGCTGCTCCTGAAGGAGGTAGGCAAGAAACAAGATCAACTGATAAAGAAAGAAGGTTAAGGGAACAGAGGAGAGAGATGAGCAATGAATGAATTAAATATTATACAGGTTTCATTTAGAAGAAAATTTAATCTTGGCAATTATGAAACCCTTGATATTGAATTGACTGCTACAATTGGTCCTGATCAGAATCCACAAGATATTATTAAAGCTTTGGATAAAGAAACGGTTAAATACCGCAAATATAGAGATGATTAAAGGAGTAGACATGTCAAACAAGAAGATTCTTCAGAAAAGGTATGATGATCGAAACAAAGGAAGTTCTAGGATTCAGGCTCTTGATTTTAAGGGGAAGGAAATCACATTCTGGAAACCGAAAGCAGGTAAAAACTATCTCAACTTTCTTTATTATAAAATAGCTACTGAAAATCACCCTCTTGTAAAAAGTAAGGATGCAAATGTTGGGGATGAAGATTTCATACTTGACTTTTGGGTTCATCAATATGTTGGCCCTTATAGCTGTGATATTATTTGCCCTAAGAAAACCTTTAATAAGGCTTGCCCTATTTGTGAAGCAGGTCAGAAGTATAGAGATGAAGGGAAAGATGATGAAGCAGGGAAGTGCCGGCCTACTCATAAAGCTGTCTATAATGTAGTTGATGAAATGGATAGGGACAAAGGTGTTCAGGTAGCTATCCTTTCCCATAAGAATTTCCAGCAGGAGATGATGGATGAAGCAGGTGATACTGGCGATGAAGAAGGTATCATAGATTTCCCTGATTTCAAAGAGGGGAAAGTTGTAAAATTTAGAGCAGAAGAGGAATCATTCAATAAGAATAAGTATTTTGAATTCAAATCATTCAAGTTTGAAGATAGGTCAGAACCTCTTAGCAAATCTCTAAAAGAACAGATTCTTAGCCTTGATGAATACATGGTTATTCATTCTTATGATAAAATACGTTCCCTCTTCTATGGAGATGATTCAGAAGATGAATCAAAAGATGAAATTGAAGATGAATCAAAAGATGAAATTGAAGATGAATTAAAAGATGAAATTGAAGATTATCCTCCAAAGAGTAGAAATAAAAAGAATGAAGAGGAGGAAAATGAAGAGGATGACATGCCTAAAAAGTCTAAGAATAAGTACAGAGATGAGAAAGAAGATGATGATGATGAGAAAGAAGATGAGAAAGAAGATGAGAAAGACGAAAAAGATGATGAGGATAGCACACTAGAGTCAGCAAAGAAAGCTATTAAATGCCCACATAAGCATACTTATGGAAAAGATTGGGATCAGTTTAAGGAATGTGAAGACTGTGATATATGGGGCAATTGCGGTAAAGCTTCAAAAGTTTTGAGGGCTAAAAAATAATTTAATCAAGAGGGGAAGAGAATATTTATTCCCTTCCTCTTTTGGAGGATACTCTTTTGGCAAATGAAGATATTGAAGAAATTGAAAATACTATAAAGAACCCTATGAAAGAAGAGAAAAAAATATACTATGCAGGAACAGGGTGTGAACTTCTTGACCTTGTTGTTGGTGGTGGAGTAGGGAAAGGGTATCCATTTGGTAAAATAATAAATTTCGTAGGTGATAAAAGTTCAGGCAAAACTTTCCTTGCTATTGAAGTTATTGCTTCTGCCTATCATAAGTTTGGTGAAAAAAATCTAAAATGGATTTATGATGATTGTGAATCAGGATTCTCTTTTAATACTGAACATCTTTATGGATTTCCAATAATTCCTTCTCTTCTTGAGGAACGCAGAAGATCATCAACAGTAGAAGATGCTTATGTAAATATAAGAGAATTTGCAGAAGGATTGAGAAAAAATCAGTTAGGAATTTATGTAATAGATTCTCTTGATGGCCTTAAATCTAGAGAATCTAATGCTAGGGCTGATGAACGGTATGTAAGGGCTATCAATGAAAGAAAAGGAAAAATTCTTAAAAGCAAAATGCCAGGGTCGATGAATGTAGAGAAACCTAAATATCTTTCACAAGAGTTTTTCCCTAAACTTTCTGAAATAATAGGAAATACAAACTGCCTTCTTATTATCATATCTCAAGTAAGGCAAAATATTGATCCAATGTCTTTTGAGAAATATGTTAGAAATGGCGGGAAGGCAATGGATTTCTATTGTCACACAGTCCTTTGGCTTGCTAATATAAGCAAGATAAAAAATAAAGGAAGAGCTACAGGTATTGTAGTAAAGGCTAGAACTACTAAATCAAAAACCCCAAGGCCTTATAGGGAAGGTTATTTTGAATTAAAATTTGATTACGGTCTTGACAATACTGCCACTTGTGTAGATTTCCTTTTTGATTTCAGGACTGGAAAGGGTGAACTAATAAAAGATGCCAAAGCTCCTTGGAAAGAAAACAAGGAAATGAATATAGCAAATCTAAAAGAATTTCTTGCTACTAATGGTATAGAACAGCAATATCGAGAAAATATTCACCCTAAGTTAAAGAAAAGTGAAGTTGTAACGTGGATTGAAGAGGAAGCTGATGAAGAGATAAGGAATAAATTCAAAGATGAGTTTTCTGATTCTCTTAGTAGGGAAACTCTAATAGAATATATTGAGGATAACAATTTAGTAGAAGAATTAAACAAGAGGGTAGAAGAGAAATGGGAAGCAATAGAATCAGCAATAGCGACAAAGAGAAAGCCAAAATACAGCACTCCTTGAGAGAAGAATTAAAAGTGAGTACTGATACTCTCTATAGCTTCTGGAAAGGATACATGTCTTTGAAAATAAAAGGAGAAAAGGAAATAATACCTCTTTTAAGAAAACAAAACAGAGTTTATAATCAAGAGGCTAGTGATTATTTTGCTACTCTAGGTCTTGAACTTTTTTCTAAAGAATTTGTTGAAGAAGTAAAAGAAGAAAATAAGTTACAGAAGGAGCTAGAATTTGGCAAGTAAATGGATTCCCTTTGATGCAAAAGAAAGGGAAGTGATTCGTAAAGCCTTAATCTCTTCAAAAGTAGATGCAAAAATATCTCAAAGAATAATCAAAAGACTCAATTCATCTGAAAAGAGGATTAAAGTATCAAGCTGCAAAGGGAAAGGAAGAGGATTACAGCAGGAGGTATGTAGAAGAATATCAAATATTATAGGGATAGCTTTTGATAATGCTGATGATGAATGCGCTATACATTCGCGTGAAATGGGGCAATCAGGAGTTGATGTAATTCTCAGAGGGGAAGCCAGAAAGAAATTCCCATTCTCTATAGAATGTAAAAGTGTAGAACAAATTTCTTTTAGGGACTTTGTTAATCAAGCAAAAGCTAATTCAAAAGGAGGAGATTGGTTACTCGTTATCAAAACAAAATCAATTCCTGAGATTGTAGTTTGTATGTCTTGGAAAAAGTTTGAAGAAATTTTCAAAGGAGAACATAGAAAATGAAGAAACTGTTTATTATTTTGCTTGCTTTTATGATGGTTCTAGGAGTATCAGCACAGACCCTAAGTGGGTCAATTGAGTCTGGACTAAAGGTGGTGAACACTTCCACAGGAACCACAGTCCAGCATTTTAGTTGGGGTAATGGCGGTACAGGATGGGGAAAGGTGAAGCTGTCAGCAGTAAAGGATACTACTTCCCTTAATGTCCATTTCCTTACCTCAGATTCCCTTACTGTATCAGTTCCTGCCCTGTGGCTCACTCAGAGCTACTTTGAAGGGAAACTAGCTATCAGTATTGGAAAGATTGATGGTAGCCCATTTGGAACCCCGTATCAGGGATTTGGTGGAGTAGGCACTCAAGGCATCATGGCTGTAGGTACTTTTGGTGATTTAGCTGTAGGTGCTTCTGTTCCTCTTAATAATGTAGCACAACCATTTAATTCACTGAGTGCATTTAAGGCTGGAGCATCATTTAGTTTGAAGTCTATAAATTTTGTAGCTTCCTATTATAATGCCGCTAGTCCTGTTATTTCTGGAGCAGTATCTGCTACAGTGGGTCAGTTCTGGATTGGTACTGATATTCAGAATACTGCTGGTCTTACTACTATTTCACCTTATGTTGATTACACTAATAAAGCAGGGAACTTCAATGCGACTGTAGATGTGTGGACTGATACTGCTGATTTGGTAAAGAATTCTGAAACTGCCCTATGGCTCAACTATTGGTTTAAGCCTGAGTTCAGAGTGCTCGGTAGGATTATTTATACAGGAACAGGGACAATCAAAACTAGGGAAGGTCTTGTTTTCAAGCCTTCTGCTACTACAGCCCTTCGTGCCCAAGTAGATTCAGATTGGACTACTAAAACGCATACACTTAATGCGTATATATCTCAGAGTTTCTAAAAGGAGTTTTTAGATGAAGAAACTGTTTATTGCATTGCTTGCTTTTATGATGGTTCTAGGAGTATCAGCACAGACCATCACCGTGTTGTATGAGGGTGTTACTACATTTAATGATGGCACTACTATCTTTTCAAGGGCTGAGAAGGAATTTTTTAAGGCTTACCCTAAAGCTAAGATAAATTGGATAAAGATTGATTTGTCTGATGGCTCTACATTGACTATGGATGCTATGCTTGCTGCTGGTGAAGCACCTGATTTGTATATTGATTCACCTGTTAGGGCTTCCAAATACATGATTCCTGAGTTTGCTGCTGTGATGCCTAAAACTCTAGTAAATGTATTTACACCTTCATCTATATTTAATGTTGGTGGAAAGCCACTTGGGGTGCTTATCAATGGTGCTGCACAGGGTATGTGTATCAATCTGGATATTATGAAGGATATTGGTTTTACTGTGAAACCTGATTGGACTATTGATGATTTCCTGAAAATGGCTGAACTTGTGAAGCAGAGGTATAATGGAAAGAAATGGGCAACAGGTATGTTTGCTGCCAATCAGTCTGGTGATTATCTTATCAATAACTGGTATGCTAGCTTTGGTGTGAAGTGGTATGAGAATGGTAACTATGATAAAGCCCTTGTAGCTAAGAATGGTGGGGCTAAGGTGTATGAGTTCTATCAATTGTTAGCTAAAAATGGTTATATCCCACCGAACGCTGCTATGCTCAATGATGATGATTATGCCCTTCAGTGGTCGCTAGGGAACTATGCCGCTACTGCTTTCTTCCCTGGCTGGACTAAGCCCTATTTTAATACAGTCCTTCAGCAGAAACTGATTGATAAACCTTTTGAGTATGCCTTTGTACCATTCCCTAAAGCTAATCCTAAAATTGTTCCTGGAACTTATGTAAATGGTTCTGTGGCTATTATTCATAAAGGTACTGCCAGCAAAGAGGCTATGGTTGCTAAACTTGTTCAATGTATGAATACTGTAGAGATTGCTAGTTTGGTGGCTATTGAAAAAAATGTTGTAGCCAATGTACAAGGAGCAAAACTTCCTAATGATAAGTTTATTGCTCAGACTGCTGGTATTATGGCTAGTAATGGAATACATGATTTTGGATTGTCTGACAGAAGGTTCACTGAAAGGAGGGCGTTGCAGTTCCCTATTCTTCAACAGATTCTTAATTTCAAGTTGACTCCTCAAGAGGGGATTGAGAAATTTGAGAAAGCATTGAATGGTGTGAAGTAATCTATTTGGTAATAATGCTATGGCAAGAAAATTTCCTGCCATAGCATCTTTTTGGAGGGTATTAGAATGGATAAGTTTGACAAGTTCATTAAATATATTGATATGAAAATTGAAGAACTGGATCACGAATTAACCAAACTTAAAGATCAAAGGGATTTCCTTTCAGCCATGAAAATAAGGGCACAGGCCTTTAGTGATGGTGATTGTGAAGGTGAGGTTTGGCCTTGAACATCTTTACTATAAAGAAAGTTTTAGGCTATAGTATTGATCTTGAAGTACGAGTGTATAGTAGTGGGCAATCATTAAAAGTTGGTATCGAAAGAGCAGGATGGAAATTCGTACCTGGAACAAAAGCACAATTCTCTCCTTATTATGTAGAACATGATAAAATAACTGAAGATAAGGCTATCTTGTTTTTGTGTGAGAATTGGCTTACTATGAAGGTTATTTCACATGAATCTACTCATATAGCTTTCTGGATTTGTAAAATACATAAATTAGGCTTAAAGTTTGGGAAAGATGTTGATTCAAAAGAAGAAAAATTTGCATATATTCTTGGTGAAGTAGGAAGGCTACTGGTTCTTAATCTCCGTGATCTTGATTATTATAAGGAATAGGTTTATCCAATGATACCTTATCTTTTTTTGATACCTTCTTTAATTTTCTTTATTCTATTTGTAGCTTGGCCTATATATAAAGTAATAGAATTAAGTTTTTACCAGACTAATTTTATAACAACTAAATTTGTAGGATTTCAGAATTATATTGATTCATTTTCTAATAGTATGTTTATAAGTTCATTTAGGAATTCAATATTTTATATTATACTTCTTGTAATAGGGACATTAGTTGTATCTCTATCAATTTCTCTGATGATATTCAAACTTACAAAGAAATGGCATGATATTTCAAGAATACTTCTTTATATCCCTGTATTATCAGGCGGAATAATAATTGCTCAAGTCTGGAGATGGATATTCTCTAGTGATGGTATCATTAACTGGTTTCTTTCTTTATTTAATCTACCTGCCATAAACTGGTTTGCACAAGGACTAACTTCTATCCCTATAGTTGTTATGGTGGTTATTGTTTCATCTTTTGGCTCTTATGTTATAATAATACTTTCTTCTTTGACGAGTATTGATAAAGGAATATTTGAAGCAGCAATGATAGATGGGGCTAACGCTAGGCAGATAAGGAATAAGATAACTTTGCCCCTATTAGCTCCTACTATCGCTCTAGTGGGCCTCTTATCGATGATAGCAAGCATGCAAATTTTTGAGACTATCTATGCTTTAGTCCCTCAAGAATATGCCTATACTCCTACCTTTAGTATTTACACATTAGGGTTTAAGAACTCTAAATGGGGTATGGCTTCTGCACAGTCAGTTATACTCTTGCTCATAACGGTTGGACTGTCTATACTTAAACGAAAGGTGGAAAAACAACAATGAATGATTTTTTCCTAAAGCCTCTTGATGAAAAAGATTTGAAAGAAGTTTCATTAGATGAAGCAAGAGAATCTCTTATGAAAATAGCTAAAGATAATGGGAAAAAGAAAGAGAATGATAAAAATAAAAAAGTAGAGAAACCCTAAATGATAGTAATAAGAGAAATAAAGATGATTACTCTTGATGAAATGAATACAAGAGTTATAATGACTTTTGAAAATTCAAAAACAAATGAGATAAAATATTCAACTACTGAAGTCCATATTCCAATTTCAATAAAAATGATGAGATATATTCTTTGGAAAACTGAAAATGAATTAAAAGGGACATGGAGGAGATGGTGAAAATACATATTAAACCTGATGAGGTAAGTAGATTAGAAAAACTATTTGCTGCTGTAATAAAAAGTCTTAGAGAAGCTGAACCTAATAGCGGTATTTTTAATGCTAAAATGGAAACGAAATTTGATAGCATTAGAAATGAAGAATTAGGGATAACTGAAGATATACCTAATGGCTGGTTTGAATTTGAAGTAAAAGGAACTTGGAAAGAAAAGAAATGAATAAGCTATTCAAGTTTTTACTAATAATAATATTCATAGTTCTATTCATTCCTCTATACTGGATGGCTACAGGTAGCTTACAAGATTCTAGAGGCTTTATTGTGATGCCTCCAAGGATATTCCCTTTATCACCAAATTTAGATAACTATGCTTACTTATTAAAAGATGATATTGGAATATGGTTAAAAAATACTCTTATTGTTACTATTAGTACTGTTCTACTTTCAGTTTTTATTTCAGCAACAACAGGTTATTCATTCGCTATTTTTGATTTTAAGTTTAAGAAAATTATCTTTACTTTGTTCCTTATCCCTATGATGATTCCTAGAATATCTCTAATAATACCTTTATTTGTTATTGTAAAAAATCTAAAGATACCTGGGACTTTGATGGCAGTAGTTCTACCTAATGTGTTCTCCCCTTTAGGAATTTATCTTGCTAGAAATTATTTTCAATCAATACCTAAATCAATATTAGAATCTGCAAGAATTGATGGAGCAAGTGAATTGAAAATACTAAAATCTATTGTTATTCCTGTAAGTAAGCCTATAATTTCTGCTCTTTCTTTATTTTCAGCAATAGGAGCTTTACAGGATTATATATGGCAAATGTTAGTTTTACAAAAACCTTTTAACCAAACTCTTCTTGTAGGGCTAATGAAAAAAACTATGGCAAGAGGAACTACTGAATTTAATATCAATCCTGTAGGAAGAAGTTTTGCAGCAGGAATTATTCTACTTCTCCCTTTGCTTATTATTTTCATCATAGCAAATAAGTATTTTACTGAAAGCCTTGGAGGGGCAGTTAAAGAATGAAACCATCAGAAATTGAAATTGGAGATATTTTTCAATCACTTGATCCAAGAGAAAATGGAAGAAGAGTAAGAGTAATATCAAAATTGAATTCAGGAAAGTTTTTGGTTTATAGTGAATACTCAAAAAGAATGTCATCAATATCACCTCATAATCTTTGCAAACAAAATAATAGGGGGTACTCAAAAATTGATTATTAAAGGAAAACTTTGGTCAATGTATAAGGCAATTGAAGATACTCTTTTTGGCAAAGAGAGCCATTCCTATTATCGCTATTCATTACCTTTTATTATACACGATGAAGATGATAACAAATGGAGATTTGCTAAAGATAGTAAAATTAACTTATCAGAACCTTATAATACAGAAGAAGAAGCAATTGAAGCCTATAATAAGTATAGAGGCCAAGATGGAAGAGTTTGATGTAAATCCTTGCAAAAATGGAGGATCATTCTGGTTTTCAACTCTTGATCTTGAAATATTGTGGAAAACTTGCGTTAGGTCAGATTGGTTTCTCTGGGTGCTTGAAAAAGGCCTATATGATAAACCTGATAAATTAAGAAAATTTGCCTGTGAATGTGTGCGTAGAACCCCTTATGGAAATAAGAAATCTTGGAGCATTATTGAAAACCAAGATATAAAAAATACTGTTATCTGTACAGAACAATATCTTGAAGGGAGATGCAGTAAAGATGATCTAAAAAATAGTTCAATCATAGCCTTAGCATCTAACCCTAGTAAATATCATTTTGAATTATTTGTTCCTTTTGTATCTGATATAAGCATGGATTCTATACTTGTAGCCAAATATGTTTCTTGGGAGATGGCCCTTTCTTCAGGTGATCTTAGAAAAGGATTAGATTATCAAGCAGATTTTATACGAGAAATCATAGACCATGATGATATGGAAAAATGCGCTCTTTACATAAGAAACAATCAGATAAAGCCTCCGATTGCTGGAGTAATATAATAAGAAAGGAGAATAACATGACAATAGCGGTCATTACGGCGCGTGGAGGTTCAACAAGAACTCCTAATAAAAATGGCAGATTGTTCTGTGGAGTACCACTTTTAGCATGGTCTATCATACAAGCTAAAAATAGTAAAGAAATTGATGAAGTGTTTCTTACAACAGATTCAGAAAGATATGCAGAAATTGGAGAAAAATACGGTGCTAAAATAATAATGCGTCCTGTGCTTGACAATGGTATCACAGCTTCTGTAGTTTTTAAGCATGCTATAAATGTTATAGAAAATGAAGTAAAGCTAAAGTTTGATGATATTGTAACCCTTCTTCCTACTTCACCTTTGAAGTTGCCTGGGCAAATGGATAAGATGATACAAGAGTTTCATAAGAAAGGCTATGATACTATGACTACTGCTGCACCTATAAAAGAAACTTTTGTCTTCAAAAATAAAAAAGGTTCATATTGGGATAGATTTAAGGAACATAGTTTAGGAAATTCTTATCAAGCTACAACAGTAGTATCTGATAAATTCTGGAAATATTCAAGATTATGTGGAGGGTGGGGGATTACTACAAGAGATAAATACATAGAAACTGCCGAAGCACAGCCTCCTACTGACCTTGAAATAGATTTGGCGGCAAGCAAAACCCCTGATAAAAAAACTATATGGAATTTTTTCCCTATAGGAGATTGGCAATGCTTTGAGATAGACTACCCTGAAGATTTTATCCTTTGCGAAGCTCTTATGGAATCATTTATCCTTAAAGGGAAAGGGCCAGAAGTGTATGGGCCTAATATCCCTAAATTTTTTGTCGAGAAAGCAATAGCAAGTAAGTATTCAGGAAATTCTGCTCAGCAAGGATAGTTGAATGAAAATTAGCAGGTACTTGTCAAGAATATGCAATCACGAAGCTGACCCTACTACAATTGAATATGATAAGAAATATGGTAGGAAAGCTTTATGTAAGAAGTGTGGAGAAAAGATATACTTAATTAACTTTGTAAAACCAAAGAAGGTAATGAAATGAAAAACCCTCTTAAATTCACTAAGTGGTCTTTGCCTAGCGCTGATAATAAAATGATTGCACACACTATTTCTGATGTTCTTGTTGATATAATTGAAAGCGATAAAAAAGAAGGTATTGTGCATATTGATTCTAAAGAGAATGAAAAAATGATTGAAATTTTTATTCATCTTGAGAAATAGGAGTCATATTTATGCAAGAGAATAGAATACAAACTGAAACTGAAATACAAACTAATTCAAAGTCATATAATGAAGGAACAATGGCTCGCCAGCTTATACATGAACAAGTAAATTCTGCTTATAATCATCATATTATCATTAAGGCTTATAAGGATAAAAGAGCAAGAGATATTTCAGAAGAGCCACAAGCCCCTATTATAGAAGGTGAAAAACTCCCTGCTATAATAATAGGTTCTGGCCCTTCTCTTGATAAATCTATTCAGTTTCTTAGAAATTGGAATGGAGGAATACTATGTACAACCTCTCATGCTAGGTCACTAATACATTACGGTATTCAGCCAACTCACATTATAGCTCTTGACCCTTTCTGTACTTGGGAAGAAATTGATGGTATAGATTGGAGCAAGACAAGAACTAAACTAATATGCCATCCTGGTGTCTGGCCTACCCTTATAGAAAATTGGCCTAATGAATTCATTCTTTATCTTGAAAACATGGGTGATCCAAATTCCTTTTATAGCAATACACAGAAAAGAATGTATACAGTTAGAGAGGATCAAGGGAAAGGAATACGTGATCCAGTATTTAGATATGTCATAAGAACAAGTTTTGCTCTTTTTGCTTGTTCACCTCCTTTGCAATTATTTGCTGCTGAAAAATTAGGGTATGGAACTATATTCCTTTGTGGATGCGATTTTTCTTATCCTGATAATAAAGAAAGATTTACAGAATATACCCTAAAGCCTGAAATATTAAAAAAAATAAGAGAAGGAGACATGCTTCCTCTTGACCCTACGCTTTATGAAAATGATGAAAATTGGAACTCAATTTGGGCAAAGAATGAATTCCCTCTTAAAGACTTGAACCATGAAAGGATAATAATGACAAGCAATAATATCCCTTCAGAAAAGTTACATATTTATTATAAAAAGAATTTTATGTCTGCTTGGAGGCTTTCAAATAAAACCATCTATACAACTGATCACGGGGCTATGTTTGAGATGCCATTTGCTGATATAAGCAAAGTAATAAAAAAACAAGGCCTTAAATTTAATCCTCAGCAGGAATGGTTCATAAGAAAAACTACTGATAAATATCTTTCTACAGTAGGATGCTATGTAATAGAAGGGGATTCAGGGAAGATGTTTGTAGAATCTGCAGACCCCTCTAAAGAACTACCTAATCAAATGAAACTTATAAATCAGAATTATTACTGCCCTTCTTGCAAAAAACTCATAAGGATATCAGATGATAATGAACATGAAAAAGAAGAATGCCCAATATGCCATAGCAAAAACCCTGGACTTCTTCACAATGGTAAGGTTGATATTCAAAGCAATATGGAAAGAATAAATTCTTTTCTTCCTAAAAAAGAAAAGCCTAAAGGAAAGCCTTTAGTAAGACCTTTACAATTCAAACCTAAAAAATAAGAGGGAACACTTATGGATAAGACTTGTTCAACTTGCTTGAATAATAATGATGATGAACCAAATCTTATGTGCGATATATGCATCAATTGTGACCAGTATGAGGAAAATAAAGAAATGATAGAGGAAAAAAATGAATAATATATTGGACACTGAAATACCTAATGCTAATAGTTTAAGGGTAACTGTTGATCAATATAATGCAGCAACTTACGGTAAGCAGCTTGTCCATGAACAGCTTAATACTGCTGCTAATTGGAAAATAATAACTGATGCTTTTGAAGAAGGAAGAGCAAGAGATATTGCTGATGAAAAGAAAGCCCCTTTAATCAATGGTGAGAAAACACCTTATATAGTATTAGGCTCTGGCCCTTCTCTAAATCATTCTATAAAATTCCTTAGAAATTGGAAAGGTGGAATAATAGCCACAACTTCTCATGCCCTTTCTCTTATTCATTATGGTATCCAGCCAACACATATTGTAGTCCTTGATCCATTTTGTACTTGGGATGAAATAAAAGGAGTTGACTGGAGTAAAACAAGAACTAAACTAATATGCCATCCTGGTATATATCCTGATATGATACAGAATTGGCCTAATGAAATGCTTCTCTATATTCAAAATAGTGGTAAAAATAGTTCTTTCTATCACGATATACAAAAGAAAATGTATACAAAAAGAGAGGATCAAGGGAAAGGAATAAGAAATCCTATTTTTAGATATTATATAAAAACTGAATTATCAATTTTTGCTTGTTCACCTCCTTTGCAATTATTTGCAGGCGATATGGTAGGCTATGGAAGAGCATTTCTTTGTGGCTGCGATTTTGGTTTCCCTGGTAATAAAGAAAGATTTGATGAGTGGATACTAAATCCTGAAACACGTGATATTGCTAATTTTAGATACCCTAACGGCCTTGATCCTAATTGCAAAGATAATGACCCACAATGGGAGAAGTATTGGAAACAAAATAATCATCCTGATTATAAAGATACTGATACAGCAATGATGAGTTCAAATGGCATAAAATCTGAAAGGGTTCATCTTTACTATAAGAAAAATTTTATAAGTGCTTGGAGATTGTCAAATAAAGAAATTTATACTACTGATAAAGGTGCCATTACAGAAATCCCTTATACATCTATAGAAAAGATGGTGAAAAAACAAGGTCTAAATTACCCTAAGCAATCTGAAAATATGATTATTAAAGCTACTGATGAGTACCTTTCTAAAGTTGATTGCTATGTAATAGAAGGTGATAACAAAGGGAAATTATTTCTTGAATCAGTTAACCCTATAGAAGAAGTATCTAATTTTATTGATAATCTTAATAGAAGATGGCTATGCCCTAAATGCAAAAATTCAATGTCTTCTAGTGATGATGTTGACTATAGTGAAAGCAATTGCTTAAAATGTGGGAACAAAGGACTAATAAAAGAAGGGGCTGTTAATAAAGAAAAAAACCTAAATAGAATAAAAGCCTTGGTAGACAAAAAAAATACTAAGGAGAAAGGAAATGGCATTATATAGTTTTGAAGAAAGAAGGCTTGATACATCAAAAATAGTCAGCAAAGCGATAAAAGAAACTTTCGGTGATATTTCTCCACTTACTGACCTTTATTACAAAGTTAGCAAACTAAATAAAGTTATCTGTGAAGAACTTGAATTTCAATCTCTTGTTTGGGAAGCTAAGATTAAAAAGGAACTTGAAAATCAAAAAAAATAAAGAGAATTATTGTAATAGGAGATTATGCAATGAATAGAATTGAAATACCTGAATCATTTGAGCTATTTGGAAGGGAAATACAAGTTAATATAATCCCTGATCTTGCTATGGATACAGACGATATTGGAGAAGCAAAATTAAGATATGATGAAATAAGATTACAGAAAAGCACTGAAGGCTATCCAATATCAAGAGATAGGCAGATGCAATGCTATTATCATGAGCTAACTCACTTTATACTAAATGAAATGGATTATATATTTAGAAATAATAAAGATGAAGAAAAATTTGTAAGTGCATTCTCTAGGCTTCTTTATCAAGCCATTAAAAGTGCTAAATATAAACTATAATAGAGGTAGGGAATTTATGGGAATAGGATGGGTGATTAGGCAATTTATTACTGATTTTTTCGCTACTGAAGAAAAAGTCTATGGCAAATGGTATAATAAAAATGGAGAGCTTGTCATCCATGCAAAAGAAGGGAGTATAACTTTACCTACTATTGATAGACCTCTTAAATGGAAAGTTAGTAAGAAAGGAAGATGCATTAAAGTTTGGAGCGATGGATTTGATTTCGACAAGATTGATTTTTCTTTAAGAAAAGATAAGCTATTCTTATATTTCAGGAGTACAGGTGAAGC